TCTGAAATTGCCCCACTCTCTACTAATTTTTTGAATGCGTCCAACATTTACTTTTCTCCTCGGGCTTATTTTAGACCTTTGATAATATTAAGGAGATTTTCCTTAAGATATTTTTGGGCCTTTGGATCTTCTCTTGTTTCTTGTGCCACCTTAAATGCTCTATTACCACCTCTTGTGTTCATCAAATGCTCATAAACAGGAGTAGGATAAGCACCAGGGGCGCTGGGTTGAGCAACAACATCCACCGTAATAATTTCAAAATCGGATACTTTGCCAGAATAATCATCAACGTTTCCGCTGCCTCGTGAACTGACACCTAGTTTTACTCCGCTTTCTAACATAGTGCGAATTAAGTTACCCATTGGTGTAGGAAGGATTTTCATCTTTCCATATCCATTAGGACCTTCCATCCACATTTGTGTAATCATGTGGCTGACACGGTCCAAATTTACTTTTAAATCATCTGGATGATCAACTTCTCCTAGAACACTATAACCACTTTGAATTTGATCATTCAGTGTTTTTACTGCTTTTTCTATTTCATCAACAGGATAGACACGCTGGTTAGCGTTTCTAATCCCGCCTTGAATAGCAATACCTTTAAGGTAGAGATTTTTTCCTTCTTTATCATCAGACTCAAGTATAACTTGAGCCTGATCAAAGCTAAGATGTTCTCTTAAGTAGGATAATTTCATCCAGGTTCTCTAATTACTTAATGTGCTTGATCAATTGAGCTTGGTTGCCCATGCTGGTTTGACCTGCTTTGTCGCCTGTTCCTGAACCTACTGGACCTGGACCAGAACCTTTCTTCTCAGCACCGTGACCACCGGTTACTTTCTTAAGATTCTTTACACCCATTTTTCCACCAGGGACGTTTCCGTTTCCGTGATTGTCTTCTTTAGCATTGCTTAGAAAACCGCCTGCCTTTCCATGTGGTGTTGTGCCATCTGGCGCAGCTTCAGCATGATGTTGTACTAAATTTTTAGCATGGGCACCTGTAGTTGGTTTTCCACTTCCACTACTGATAGGGCTTTTGCCTTCTACTGGAGCACCTTCTGTATCACCAGAACCTGCGCCAACATATTTGGCCTGCTGCTTCATACTGCTGCTTTTGTCCCAATCATTGCCAACTTTTTCAACATACTCACGAGTCATACGACGGCCTTCCATAAAGCCCATCATATCATCTTCTTTAGGCATTTCGTCACTCATCTCGTCGTCACCAGCAGCGAATTCATCACCTCCTTCGTCACCTCCGGTTAAATCTTGAGCAGCATCAAATGCGGCCTGTAGTTCAGCCATGGCTTTTTCAATACTCATCTTTAATTCTTCTTCAGGTGTATCGGCAGAAACATCACCTTCTAGGTCGTCTGTTTTTTCTAAACCACCTGGTTCGCCCATGTCATCATCGCCCATATCGTCGTCACCGTCCATCATATATGAATCTTCAAGATCCATTGATTCGTCGGCTTCTTCGTCATAGGCTTCTTCCATTTCATCGTCAGCAGATTCATCAACTTCTTCGTCAGATTCATCAACTTCTTCGTCTGCTGCTTCATCGACTTCTTCGTCTGCTGCTTCATCAACTTCTGCTTCTTCTTCAGCAATTAAATTTTCATAAATTTCTCTAGACTTTTCTACAACGATTTCATGAAAAAGCTCATTGGCTTTATCATGTTCTTCGTTCACAATATAGTCTAGAAGTTGTTCAAACTTCGTCATGACTTTTATTCTCCTTAATTGGTAGCGGCAAGGCTGTAAGGATATTTACAAAAAGATTAAAAACTGGAGATAAAATAGGCGAAAATCTGTCAGTTTTGACAAATTTTTTTATAGTTTAGGTAGGTTGAGGAGGAGGAACAGCATACATTTTACGAACAAGTCCCATTTCTTCTTTATATTCTTTTTCTCTTGCTTCTCCAGCAAGACGCAATTCCTTAAGCATTTTTAAAGTTAAACGAGTTTTTCTAAGGTCATCAGGATTCAATACTGACGTATCGTTGTCAGATAGATAACGTCCGTCATCTACCATGTCAGAAGATTTTTCGTTAAAATATATAAATTCTCTCAGTATCATAACAATATTTATGCTGGTGGAGCAGTCTCAGGAGCGGTACCCCCAGTTTCATCTGCCGCAGCCGTTGGACTAGGTGGAGGTGGGGTTGTTGCTCCTGAGAGGTTACTTAGATCAGAATTCATTCCACTTGCTGTTACACCTACGCTTCTTAATTCAGCAGTTGCAGGTAATTCTGTTCCTATGTCAATATTTTCTTCTCTCCACATACGTTCGTTTTCTGCAACTTCTTCAGCCGTCATACCTAAGAATCTCTTCATAGCAAATCGTCTGCTTACAAACGGAACTGCTACCATGGTATTAAAGGTGTTAACTCTAGCAGTATCCATTTCTGCTTGACGATAAGAGGCAAAATTTTGAGGGGGATTAAATTTTAAATCAAAAAGATTAGGGTCTATATTAATGCCTTTATTATGAAGATACAGTTTAAATTCAGTATCGAATTGATCATTCATTAATGACTGAAGTCGTTCACAATATTTGTTGAATCTAAGTTCTTGAATATATGCTGTACCAACTCGTCCGTCATTAAAGTTGCTTCCTCCGTCATCTGGGCCTGTTGGAAGATAGCTGCTAGGTATGCGTAGAGCACGGAATAACTTATTAGTGAAGTATTTAAGGTCATCAATCTCTCCCAAATTAGTTCCACCAGGTAGAACCTCTACCTTGCTTCCCCTGCCTTCTGCTGTCTGTGGGAAGAAATAATCTTCATTGATGCTTAATGGATTATAACCTGCATCAATAACACTTTGACTTCCTCCAGTAATTGAAGGAATACGACGTTGATTAACTTCGTTTTTTACTCGTTCTACAAAACTCATAGCAATATGACTAGGCATGTTACCTACATCAATGTAAAATACACGACGTTCTGGAGCACGTTGTATACGATAAATGATGATAGCATCTTCTAGTAGTTCTTTTTGTTTGTAAACTTTAAAAATACTTTCTAATAAACTTGTTCCAAAAGGATAATTGTTATCCAAACCTTCACTCATTGAAATGTGAATAACATGGCGTGCATCAATTGCGTATTGATTTTCATGTCGATCAAACCTTGTTCCGGAAATGTTTGTAGGAAATGCGCCTGTCATTCCTCTTCCGGGGTTCATTTGTCCAGAACTATAGCTACTTGCGTACTGACTGCCACCACCTACTACATTACTAGGATTAATCGCTGTAGTTGCTAATGTTTCTAGATTTGGATTCCAATCACGAATCATATATTGCTCGGGTTTTTTGCCCTCACTTTCATTTACAACAATTTTATCTACCTTGGCACAATCAACATATAACCAACTCTGTGTTTCAGGATCTCTTACAAAAAAGATATCACCGTATTTGAAAGCATTACGGACTAATTTAAAAATTCTTAATTGAAACTGATTAAGTTTGCTCCACTGTTGAAGATATTTTTTAATAACAGTTATCTCAGCGTTTGTGGCTTGATCCTTAAAAAATGTTCTAAAAGGTGTACCGTTTTCCTCGTTTATTTGACTACAAAATTCTGCTAAAATATCTAAGGCAGCATTGACTTCACTGTCACTGTCCATAGTATCATATTGGCCATAACGTTCTAAACGGTTTGGATGTCCGCTATAAACGTCAGGAAGATAACTTGAATAGTTTCTATGTGCGGGATTAGTATGATAATTAGTAGAACCGCTTATCACACTCAAGGATCCACCTGATGATTTAACAGGTGTAAAATATTTTTTCCATGACATACAGTATTTACTTTAACTTGGGAATAAATTAGGGTTCAATGATTTAACACCATCCATAGTTCTCTTAGTGTTTTCAGTCATTTCTTTGGTGTATTTCAGCATTTCTAACATAGTAGTATTTAAGTTATCTACAGACACCCCTAAACTTTCTAACAGTTCTGCTTGACCGCTTTTCGTCATTTCGTCTGCTTCTTTTTGTGAGTCTGCAAGTTTTTCTTCTGCTGTCTTGGTATCTTTCTTAGTTTTGGCTGCTATTTCTTCTGGACTCGAACCTAATAACCCAAATGTTAATCCGCTTAGAGCACTGCTACCTGCGTTCATTAATTTACCACCAAAACTAGCACTAGGATCAGCGGAAAAACCTTTGTAAGCATCATAAGCACTCATTGCCGCGGCTGCTGGTAATGCTAATTTGCCTGCTACTTTAGCAGCAGGACCCAATATTTTAGAAAGTCCTCCCATCTTACCAGCGATACTTTCTAGTATACTGCCGCCACCTGGCCCACCACCGGTTATTTTTTCTGCTATCTTACCTACAAGGTCACCAGCTCCGCCACCACCTCCGGCAAGTCCACCTGCTACCACACTGACATACATAGGATTCTGCGGTGTTGAACCTAAAGGACCTCCTGCGCCTCCTAGCCCGGATTGAAACGCTCCTGCCAATCCTCCTGTAAGTGCTCCCTTAATGCCACCTGTTCTAAATCCTTGAATAGCTCCCTGAACACCGCCACTGCTCATTATACCACCGACACCTCGTACAATTGTGCCCCCTAGCTGTACGGCTTTGTAGGCTAAAAATGCTAAAGTCAATGCCCCTACGGTGGTTTTTAATAAGGTCATTGCTGTTTCGCTGCCGGTTATTAACTGAGCAAATTTGGCTACTGGAGTAAGGATAGCGGTAAATCCTTGAATAGCAGCGTTGATAACAGGGAACAAGGCTTTCATCACAGGCAGGAATGCTGCTAGTATTTCTTGTCCCAATTCTTTTAATGCCTTCTCACTTTCTGCTGCTGCGGCTGCTTGACTTTCTTGTCTTTTCTTCTGCTCCTCTGCTATCTTAGCCCGTTGTTCTAATTCTTCTTCAGCAGTTTCTCTGCCCTGCTGTTTGGCCTTATTTGCGGCACCTATTAATCCCATTAATGCCTGACTTGTAGCATCACCTCTAAAACTTAGTGCTCCCGCTACACCTTCAAATTGTTTTGCTGCTTCAGAGGCACCTTCTGTGGCTTCTGCACTATGTCGTAGAGTTTCCGCAGCGGTTCCTCCTCGTTGAGCAACGTCTGCCATACCTTGACTAGCTTCTGCTACCTTAGGACTTAATGCTGCCAATTGTTTTGCTGCTTCAGTCTGTGGAGGTATGCCCAGCATTTGTGCTTGATAAAGTTCTCTACCAGCCTTACCAAACTTGCCCTCCATTTCCGCAAGGCCACGATTGTAAGCAGCCTTTTGTTTTTCGTCCATGCTGGCTAACTTTTGTTGAATAGCAGCATTTTGATTGGCTTCTTTTAATGCCTGTGCCTGCTGTTCTCTAGTCTTGCCTGTGATCTGCGCTAAGCCGTCTAATTGTGTGAGGTATTCGGCGCTGGCTGCTGATATTGCCTTGGTGTTTCGCATCTCTTCGGCAGTTCTACCGCCTGTCATCGCTATGTATTGTGCTGTTCCTTCATTAATTTGCTGGAAGTTATAACCTAAAGCCAGCATCTCACTACCTAGCGGGCTCTTTATAAAATCATTACTAAGTTTAGCAAAACTACGAACACCTTGATCTACAGTTCCTCCCATGAGACTGAATGCTTCTGTGTTATTTTTTACTACAGACGCAAACTGATCTAATGTCAAATAAGTTTGGCTCGCTGCCAAACGCATGTCTGTTAAACTTCCGCTGAAGTTAGCTCCTGAGTTTGAAAGGTCTCTATAAGTATTTAGGTAGTTAGTTTGAACTGTAGCAAGTTTCTGCATCTGGTTGAAAAACATTCCAACCACACCTGGTATTTTAGCAAAGGACGCAAATACTGTTTCAACTTGAGCATTACCTGATGCTAATTGTTTACTTAGATTTGCTGCTTCACCTAGTGTACCGCTTAAAGCACCTGCTACAAAACCTAAACTTTCAAAGACTTTACCTACTTTACTAGCATTAGTTGAAGTTTGTGTTAAACCTTTATTGGCAGCTTCAACTGCCTGAGGACTGAGACCACTTTTTGTGGCCAAGTTCTGAATAGTGGATAGGCTTTGTTTATTAGCAGACAGTGTAGCCTGTAGCAATAATTTCAGCGTGGCTTCAGTAGCAGCATTATTAAGTGCTACATCTTGATCGCCTATTCTTCCAGTGACTTCAGCCATTATTTTTGGTGGTTATGTTAGTAGATAAATATTTGTTCATATTGATACCAGTTTATTTATCGGAGACAAATATGGTCCCTAAACCGCCCAAGACAAATCCCTTATCAGCATTCATGAGGCAACCTAAAGTTTTTATTAGTTTGCCTAGTAATGGACATTTTTATCCTGAAGGATCACTAGAACTGTCCGAGTCGGGACAAATTGCTGTTTATTCTATGACAGCCAAGGACGAATTATTGTTAAATGTCCCAGATGCCTTAATGAACGGTCAAGCTATTGTTGATGTAATTCAAAATTGTGTACCTGCAATAAAAAATGCTTGGCATGTTCCTAGCATAGATATGGATTTAATATTGTTATCTATAAGATTAGCCACATATGGTGAGATGATGAAAACACCTATTACAATATCAGAAGATGTTGAATATGAATATCAAGTTGATCTTAGGGTTGTGATGGACAGTATTCTTAATACAGTGACATGGGAATCTGTTATCCCAATCAATGAAGAAATGACAATTTTTGTCAGACCATTAAATTATAAAGAAATGACTAAGTCTGCTATTCAAACTTTTGAGACACAAAAGATAATACAGGCTGTAAATGATGAAAAATTGTCAGAAGATCAAAAACAGGAAATATTCAAAAATAGTTTTATAAAACTATCAGAAGTGACAGTAGGGCTAGTAGCAGATAGTATCTATAAGATTGATACAAGCGAAGGTGTAGTTGAAGAAAAAGAATTTATAAAGGAATTTATCAACAACGTAGATAAAGAAATTTTTAATGTAATTCAACAGCATTTAGAAAATCTCAAAAATAACAATACTCTTAAACCTATTATTGTAGAAGTAACAGATGAAATGCGTGAAAGAGGTATTACGGGTGATACTATAGAAGTACCATTAACATTTGATCCAACAACTTTTTTCGTTTAAGGCTTTTGTACCTCGATATAGAAGGCATCGAGGCTATGGTCAAGAGCTACGATAAAAACACAAAAGCCATTAAAGAAGAGCTCTTAAAATTATGTTGGTATATGCGAGGAGGTATAGATTACAATCTTGCTCATTTACTCACGCCAGAAGATAGAGAAATTATAGGCAAAATTGTAGAAGATAATCTAGCAGTTACTAAAGAATCAGGATTGCCCTTCTTTTAAATTTTTTGTCCTAGGAATTTACTTTCAAATTCTGCTAAAATCTTTTTCTTCTTACCTGGAGCAGGTTTCTTAGCAGGTTGTTTAGGTGCTGGCTTTTTGGGCTGCTTGGCTTCACGAATACCTCTGTCTGCAGCCTGTTTGATTGCTAACTTATCTGCTGCTGTCTGCTGGAATCCTGGTTTAGCCATAGCAGCATCTTTAGCAGCCTTGATAGCAGCATCTTGTTTAGCCTTAGCTGCGTTGGCGGCCTGAGTGGCTGCTATTTGTTGTTGGGCAGTTTGTTTATCTGCTTGTGCTGCCTGTGCGGCTTGAGCACTTTGTTGTTTGATCTGCCTTAGATCTAAACTTGTTCCTGTAGGAGCAGCAGGTGCCGCCTGCGCTGGTTGTTGTTGTATTTCAGGTTTTTCAAGTTCCGCAGCGATTGCCTGTTTCTGTTCAGGATTGAGTTTAGCTAATGTGGCCTTTAAATCTTCTAGTTCATCTGGAGTGGCCTGTGCTGCCGGTGCTGTTGTAGCGGGAGCTGCTGTTGCTGCAGCCTGTGTAGCAGCTGGTGCTGCCACAGTAGCTGGTGCTTGAGCAGCAGGCGTAACAGTCTGCCCTGCTGTAGGGGCTACATTAGTGGCTGTACTAGCTTGTTGTGTATTAAAATATGCATCAGGATCTGCCACAGCTGCCTTACCTTTAGCATAACCTTGCTTCATACGATCCCATGCCCCTGCTGCGCCGCCCACTGTTGCGCCAATGCCTTGTGCTATTCCACCTACACCTTTAGCAAGTGCATCTTTCCAACCTTCATCTAATTGATCTTCACTAATAATTTCAGTAATTTTCATTTGTAATTCCTATTTCAGCAGGGCTATTATTTCTTTTTGTTGAGCAGGAGGCAGTTTGCGTATTCTTGCTACGATATCCTGCGTATTTACCGTTGGAGACGATGTTTGTCGCGGTTGAGTCTGTGTAGGTTGAGCAGCAGTAATTCCAATTTCTTGATATGCTTGGTCAATTATCTTATTGTCAACTCCTGCTGATTGTAGTACCTTGCGAATTTCTTCACTGTCTGTAGGTGAGCCTGCAGCCTTCCATGCCTTTTCTAACTTACTGGCATCTATCTTATTACCTGTAAATCCAAATAATTCTTGTAGTTGTGTTTCCGATAAGGACTCTTTAGGTTGTTGGCTTGTAGCAGCACTAGCTACACCTCCTGCTGCTGCCGTAGCAGCCTGTGCGAGAGTTTTTAAGGCCCCTGCTGTGGCTTGATAGTTCTGATTAGCCTGTTTTATAATTTCAACAGATGCTTCTAAACCTTTTACATATTCAGGTGACCTCATTTTTTCTACAAGACTGTAGAATAGTTGATAATTTTCCGCATCCATGGCCCTACCAAGAGCCTTAATATCTTCTGGTCTGCCTGTAACAAAGGTCCATTGACCATTGATGTCAAATGTTCCTTTCATTAGTCGCTGACCTCTAACTGTATCAAGATATTCTGCCTTAAAACTGTTAGCCACACCACTAAGTATCTTAGTAGCGGCAGCAGCAGTTAATCCTGTTACCAGTCCTGTAGTAGCACCTCTACCTATTGCTGTTGATGCTTTTTGACCTTTTAATAAACGATCAGCAATATTAATAATACCTGTAGCAACACCAGCACCAGTTCCGACTGCTAGAGCGCCTGCTCCTACTCCTCCTGCCACAGAAACACCCACTGCTGCTGCTACTGAGCCCCCTATGGCCAATAAGAACTTGTGTAGATTAGGATTGTTTTTAGCAAACTCTCCATACTTGGCCAACTTTGCTGCTAGGGTAGGATGCTTGGCTGCTAGACTTGACTTAATAGATTCCCATTTTTGATCAAATGCTTGAACAGGACCACTGCTTTGTAACATCCCTCCAAACTTATTAAACCATACATCACTGACTTTATCCCCTAGATCTTTGGCCTTACCTAATAGACTTCTTCCTCCGCCCTTCTCTAAAGATTTGAATAGTTGATTTATTTGACCCGGATTCAGAGCAACTTCACATAAAACAGGATGTATTTCTCGTTGCCATGTTTTGAAGTAGGGATCTTGATCACCTATACTTTCAAATATAGTTTTTTGATCTAGAGCTTGATGTAATCTCATTTGACTATTCCGGGATATTTGTTATTTATGAAGTGAACTGCGTTCACTTGCTTCTTCGTCTTACGACTCGAAGCATTTTTCTTTGTCGTTTAGTATCATCTAGATTAAGTGGTCACTCTTTGCCCAGGGCGGGCAAAGGTATGCATCATCTGAGTTGCATAGTCACATAGTGTTAGAACTAGTTTAGCGTAGGCGGTTGTCCGGTACCTACTCGTTCAGGCTTTATTACAACGGCGGCTCATATAACGAACACTATCTCGATATATAAACGTGCAGAATCACTTCTGCGTCTTTTTGCTCCTTCTTCTTCAAACAACCAAATCACAGCAGTTAAGTGATCGTCATCCTTTCGGGTAGTGGTTGAGTTCTCACCACGGCGGTGAGCATTCCGTCCCTGCGACTTGAAGTCCAGGTCTAGGGCGCATGATGTTAGCCTGCGCTAGCCATTAACCGTTTAATTTGCCTTTGATATGTGTGCCATGGACACGGACAGATATTTGTCCGTTATAGTATTCGTCTGATTCTAAAACTTTGCGTGTAAATTGTTCTCGTGCCTCAATGTATGAACATTCTGCCTTGCTTTTACAAAAATATAGTATTTGCCTGTGGAATTTGTCTGTGCCTAATTGTGCTACGTCTTTGTTAAGTTGTTCATTTGAGCCGTAATAGGTTTGCCAATCTGAGTCTATTTTTGATTTAATTCGTTTCTTTTTCTTTGTGCCGTTTTTTAGTTTTACTGTTTTGTAGGTTACTTTTGAAAATTTTCCTAATTTTTTGCCTATATATTTTTTGCCTGTAACTGTATTGGTTATGAGATACACAAAGCCAATACAGTCGTCCGGTAATTCATTAACTAACGTATCTTGGTAATACCAAGACATTCATCACTTAGCAGTCTTAGCCTCTTTACGAGCAGCCTTTTCTGCGGTAATTTCATTGCGTCGTGCCTTAACTAACTTAGCTACTTCTTGTAGAGCCTTGCGAGCACGGGTTCCTGCTGCGGCATTGCCTGAAAGAAACTTGCCGTCTTCTTTTAAAAATTCTTCAAACTGTCTTTGTAGTTGTGATGTTGTGTTGTCCATTTAATTTTCCTTTTTTCTTATATACTCTTCTAACTTTCGTTGTACCATCGGGTAATGTAACTCTCCTTCGATCAACATCTGCTCGCCAGTTTGCTGTATCTTCTTTTTTTACCTCTGGTAATAATTTACTCATATGATAAAGAGTTTTTCTCATATTTCTTATGGCTCTTCTACAAAGTTGTAGAGTTGGTCCACCTTTATATTTTAAAAAACTTAGATTGTAGTTATGTAAATTAACATTTTCTTCAATGTAATTTGAATATAGTTCTAGATATTGATCTAATTTTTCAGTTGACATATTCTAAACTGTTTGAATAACTGGTAAAACCATTCTCTTTGACCACCCTGAGCACATTATTGACTCTACCTTGTAGTTCATCCTTGTGGCTGATAAGGTATATATTCTTATTTCTCTCCCTGGCCATTTTTTTCAATACTGCTAGGCTTGCTTCCACACCAGCAGAATCCATACCCGAATCTACTAATTCATCAATAAACAATAAATTGATAGGTTGATACAGTCCTTCCCATACGTCTCTAAAAGCAAAACTCATAGATAAAATCAATCTATTTCGTTCACCCCTGCTGAGATTATCAAAGTCTAGGTCTTGTCCCAGTTGAGTAATTTCTACACTGAGGTCATTTTGGAATATGACCTGATGAGGCAATCCTAGTTTATCAATATAATAACTCAGACGCTTGTTTAGGTAAGTTAAGTTTTGATCGATGATACGTTTTCGTATGAAACTATCTTTATTTGTCAACAATTTCAACAAGAACTCTTGATGGTCTTTGAGCTTGGTAAGATTGTTAATCACAGTCCAATCAATTTCTTGAATGGCAGTCTGTTGTAATTCCTGTATCTGTTCGTCAAAGGGGTTAGACTCACTGGCCTTTTCTAACAAACTTTTTTCTAGGTTACTTAGGTTATTCTTATGTCCTAGTGCTTCTGCTTCTGTATCATAGAAAACAATAGGCTTCTTAGGTTGTTTAACGATTGCTTCTACTTCATTGACCACTAGACCATAATCATATGTTACCTTGCTGGCATATTCGCTAGCATCTGCTAGATTTTTTGAAACTTCTTTAATCATGTCTTCGTGATTATGATCTTGTAACCCTTGTTTACATGACGGACACGTTTTGCCCATCAGCATGTTGTAGTCTTTAGAATATTTGTCTACGCTTTTAGCAGCCTGCATGACCGCAGTCTCTAGTGTGGCCATTTGTTTTCTAAGTTGAGTCAGTTTACGATCATTCTCTAACCATGTGGTTAGATCTTTGTGTGCTGCTAATTCTGCTTCAATGTCAACAGATTCAAGATTAACAATAGCACGACCTAGATTTTCTAATTCAGTTTGATGTTTATTTTCCCAAGCAGCGCTTTTGATACGCAGGCTATCGATACTCTTTTGAACATTATCGTTGGCAGACTTGATGCCTTCGATACGAAAGTTTTCTTTGTTGATTTGATCTTTGCTGTCTTTGATATGATTCTTTAGAGATTCTGCTTTTTCACTTAAGATAGTGATACCAAGCAATTGCTCAAT